GGTTGAGCATTTGAACAACGCCGGGACCGTGCAGCTGACGAATACCTTCTCGCATTGCTCCGGCATGGCGGCCTCTTTTCATTTTGCGGCGTTCCCCTGTACGCACAAAGGCACCCGAATGAGTGCCTTCTCCCGCTTGGAAATTCGCCATAAATGCCCCCGGTATATGCCCACCTGAGCCCGAATGTTTGACCTGGGCAAAAACAGTGGGGCTTCCCTTGCGGCCGGGGTTTTCGTTGGGCCTTGTTCTAAAATGCGCAAGCCTTATCGGCCTGCCGGTGGAGCGCATGGTGATGGACAAATCAGACATGGTAGCCTTATCTTTGAGGTTTAGTTTCGCTTTTACCTCGCTGGGGTTAATAATATAGCGAGACGAAACTTCCTTGCCGGCATCGGTTCCCATGCCTGATAATGTTCTATTCATGGCTCTCATTAAAGCTCTTGGTGCGCCGTCTTGAATATCACGAAGCAATCCAAGCCGTTGTTCAAGTCCGGTTTGGCCTATGTCAATCTTTATCGCAGACATTGATTGTCACCTACCTTCCCCGATTGGCCTTGATAGTAAAATCCAACATCCCCATATCATCCGCAACATCGAGAACAATGTATCTCTCACCGTCAAATGTGAGAGCAGACTTAATTTTGGGAATATGCTTGAACTTTTTTATCCAGTCGCTTTCTTTAATGTAAAACACCAACCCATTGAGACTTACATTTTCGATGTCGTCTTTATGCATCCGCTCACGATAAAGCTCACGGTCAACTACGATTTGGCATTCCACGGCTGGGCGTCCTTTTATAATGCCGCCGATTTTGTGGGATGTAACAACTTCCTTTGCCGGGGCATTAAAAAAGACCTCTTCAAGGTCAATTTCAATCTGGTCTTGGAATGTTGGCATTGGCATTAAACACCGCCGCCTTTGTTGTCCTCTTCACCTTCGCCAATTTCGTCATCCTCGTCGGAATCCTCTTCCTCGTCATCTGTGGCTTCTTCGATGAACTTGCTTATCAGCACTCGCATGTCGGTCAGCTTCATGCCAGGTTCAAGCCCTGTTACACCGATGTTGGTGCCATACTCCAACGCTTCTTTTTTGCTTTTAAGGCCATTGACCTGCTCGGGGGTTAGAAACTCCTCGGCCGTTAAGTAAAACGGGAGAGCGCCGGTATGCTGTGTCGTGGTGGCATCAGGGGATACGCCAATAAGCGCGATATACCCTCTTTTAAGGTATCGGTCTATATTTTTCTGCCCAACGAGAGTAGCGGTAAGGATTGCGCCTTTGCGATAAACTTTTTCTTTTGTTTGGATTTGCACATTTTTGGTTACTTGGTATTGCATTATGCTCCTCCTCCTACATCAAGCACTACCCAAGAGTCGAGGTCTTGTGGGCAGGGTAATGGGCAAGATGAAATTTTTACATACCTTTCGGATGGCTCTTGCTGATCCCATTGCTTTGCTACACGAGAACGCATCCAGCTACCGATTTGCAAATCGTGGATAACGGCATACAGCATTCTTGATGGAAAATTTCTTGCGGGTGCTACAACTACTTTCCCTTTTGGCACAAGGGGATAAACCGCCGGAATAAAGTCCTTATCATCGGGCTTTACGCCTGGGAACTCAGGGTTTTCGTTAACATTGTCGGCATATTCGCCGTCATATGAATAAAGATGCAGCCCGCTTTTCCGCAAGAAGCCAATGTATGTTACGCCGTTTTCGAGAACTTCTGGGGAGATAATGCCCATGCTGTAGTTCTTAATATCAAGAAGCTCTTTTACTTCTTCGTTTGATATTAAGTCCCACATAGTTTCGCTGGTACCGATTGCAATGTTTGCAGAACGCCCAGAGCGCGCAACAACTTGCTTTGCGTTATCAAGGTCCCTCATGGGCTTGGCATTTGCATAATCATTCCAAGGGATTGCCACAACGATTGTATTGTCAAATTCAAAAACAATAACCTCGTCTACCCCTTCCCCTATGATGGGGATTTCTGCGTTAAACAAAACCTGCGTACTCATCCACTCTTCCCGGCGTGTAATGGAATGGTCTAAGTCGATAAGGTCATCCTGCAGGAGTTCAACTTTTCGCCGGTTTGGATGATAGTCATTATAAACAGCTTCGCCGGGCAGCCTTGCGTCTATGTCGTCCGTTGTTAGAACGCGCTTTGGCGCAACTAGGGGTGGCTTGTAAGACATTGTTTTAGCACCAGTCCGTTCCAAAGTGGTGCTTCCAATGCGCGGGTGCACGAAGGGCGCCATTGCGATGCCACCCTTTTTCACATCAAAATCAACTGTTTTGGTGGGAAAGGTTTTTGGTACCCTAAAAAACGTATCCTTGATAAATGTAGGCAATGGAGGCGTTTGCTCAATCAGCCCAATCATAAATCTTGGTGAATAAATATCAACAGCCATAATCTTGCTCCTCTCTATATTCTTGTGGTTCTTGGAATTAGGCCGATTTCCGTCATGCGGCGGATGTGGGTATCCACGGTGTCTGTGCCGCCGAAGCGAAGGTGACGCTTGGCAAACGCACCTTTGATGTACATGTTGGAAACAGCGGTTTCGTTATCGACCACGGTAATGTCATCGCAGGCTATGCCTATGGCGTTTTGCGTACCGTCTGCAGCGGTTGAGTCAACCAGGGCAACAACCCCATCGGCATTTATACCCAGCACATCACCGCGTTTTAATTCAACGGGGCCCGTTAGGGTAACTTCCTGGACCTCTGTCGGGTAATCGCCGGCAATCAGTCCATCTCTCTTTAATTCTCCAATTTGCATACGTATCCTCCTTTTACCCTCTCAGGCTTTTTGCCCTATCTCCAGCATACGCTAAGAGGGCTTCTTCTTCCGCCGTGTCATCCATCGGCGCGCCGGCGGCCTTAACATTGCCAAGTTCTTCGGCATCCGCTTTCGCAGAGTTAAGATAATTCACGCCTTTTTCCTTCTGCGCCTTAATAATTTCCATTGCATACTCTGCGGCCGTAATGCCAGTTTCAAACATGGCGCTGCTTGTTAGGGTTTCCATGCCGGGCAGGGCCATATTGGTGATTTCTTGAATACGCGCCCTTTCCGCCGTTACGCCCTCGGTTCGGGCATTTGTTATTGCTTCCGAAGACGACGCCTGCGTTATGCCTTCTTGAACGGCCGCATTGTAAATCTCCGGGTGGTTTGCTTTTAAGTCAGCAAGATTCATTACAGTTTCCTCCTTCTTATTTTGTGGTGCATGATTGCTGATCTGATGGATAGGCGGCTTACTTTCCGTTTTTGCCGGCAGCATTGCCACAAAAGCCTCTTTATTACGAACATCTTTCAGGCTTATAGGCAATTTATTTAAAAAGGCCGTGGTCTTATCCGCGTTAAGATAAGCCTCGACCTGTAAGCCTGATACTTCGTCAATAAATCCTCTCTCCAGGGCATCACTCCCGGACATCCATGTATCCTCATTCATCATTTGTAAGAGGGTATCTCTTTCAATGCCCGTTCTGGCATGATAAATATCAAGCATCCCCTCTGTGATTACGTTTAGGATTTCAATTGCTTTTTGCAACTCATGGACATTGCCGCCGATACCCCATGTCGCTGGAAGATGAATCATCCATATGGCACCAAGAGCAGAAATGATTCTATCCCCGGCCATTGCAATTAGGGTTGCGGCGCTGGCGGCTATGCCGTCATTGTAAGTAATTATTTGCGCTTTATGGCTTTTAAGCAGGTTCATGATGGCATATGCCCCGAACACGCTGCCACCGTTGCTGTTAATCCGCACATGGATGGTATCAACATCTCCGAGTGCGTTAAGCTGGTTCTTAAACTTATTGGGCACCACGTCATCCGGCCAATTCCACCAACCCATATCATAAAGCGCGATATCGCCATATATATAAAGGGTCGCTTCGCTTTCGCCACTGGTGCTGTTTTCAAAACGCCAAAAGTTTTCCATTTAACCGCTTTCTCCTTCCTGGACTCTTTTTATGTCGTACAATTCTTTGCGCATTTCTTCCTCCTTCACACGCTGTCTATGGTTTACATCAAAGTCGGTACCCGTCATCTCGGCCGCTTCGCGTTCGCGGGTGCTTAATCCTGCGTCTATTCGCACGGTTGCAGCTCTCACTTCTCTTAGCGGGTCAATTTGTCCTTGTGATGGGCCGTGCCACTCTGCGCGGCAATATGCCGCTTTTACAATAGGGTCATCGAAAAAGCCGGGGGCATAAATACGCCCGATTGCAACGGCTTCTGTCATCCACTCTTCGTAAATCGGCTGACAGAATCTACTCGCAAACCATTTCCGGCGTGTCCTAAACATCCGCCACGCTTCCAAAATGGCGGCGCGGCTTGCGCTGTATGAAGCACTGAAATGTTTAATCAGCAGTTCATATGGTATTTCAAGGGCTGACCCTACGTGCCGGGAAACTGCGCTAACAAATCCATCAAAAACAACATTGGGCCTGCCGGGGGTTGCGGTGCTTATTTTTTCACCCAAGCCAAGCTGTACCATTGCCCCGGGTCCCAACTCATAAGAGTGTTCGTTATCCGGGTCAATCTGGTCAGCCAGTGACATGCTTTCACCCAGCCCGACTTCCGGCAGTTCCGTTTCAACGAAAACAGTAAACAGGCCGGATACCACCGCGGCGGTCAACTCGGCGGTCGTATATGTTCCAAGCTGGCGAAGGCTTTCAATGACGGGGGCCAAAATTGGTACTCCCCGCGTCTGGTCGGGTCGCTCCGATTCCATGAGGTGAAGTATGT